AGAATTATTTTTTTCTAAATTTTGTTCTATTATTATAGTCAAATATTCTAATTCTTGTTTATTTAATTTTAGTTTCATTTTAGTTATTATTTATTTATATAGTTTTTAAAAGCAAATTCAAATGCTTGTTTTCTATCTTCGTTTATTGGCTTGTTATCTTCTTGTATTTCTTTAGTTTCTGTACTATTTAAAACACCACTAAAAAAACCAAATCCATAAGTTGCAATTGCTAATCCTACTGTTAATATAATATCCATTTTATTTATTTTTAATTTTACTTTTTTTATTATCCTTCAGCACATATTTTGACATATCATTATTAATTCTAACATTTTTGTTAAAGTTATAGTCTTCAAAAATTTTAGTAAATTTATTTTTTACTTCTTGCTTACCACTATATGCAAAATAATCATTCAATTCTATTGTATTTTGTTTATACAATTTATCTATTTCTTTTTGTTGTTTAATATGGGCAATCACGTTGCATCTCTTTAATTTCATCTCTTCTTAATTGATCGTATTCGTATTCTTCTATTGGCTGACAAATTTCTTCGCATGAATTACATACTATCTCTTCTGTAACATCATTTTCTTCTTTACATCTATTGCAATAAGTACCACCATCAATAATTTTATTTTTTGATCTAGCACCACACATATAACAAAATTCGTTTACCTCTTCCATAGTATCGCCACAACAATTGCTTACCATGTCTATAAAATGTTGTTCGTAGTTGTACATATTTAATTGTTTTTTTGACAAATATATAAAAAAATATTTAATAATCAACATAATGTTTATAAAAATGTTAATAAGACAATATGTCAGAAAATATAAGTGTATGATAATAAGTGATTTAGGAAAATCGTGGTCAAAATGCCCTATGCAAAATACCTAGCAGTTTCACAGCAGTTTCACAGCAGTTTCATGTACCATTCTAAAGTTTCAATGCAGTCATCAAGACCTTTACAAACAACAGCATAGTACCCTTCGTTGTTTAAATCTTCTATCCATTCCTTCTGATGTTTAGATGGGTAGCATTTCTTATCTGCTTTGACTTCTATAAACAATCCTGAATAATGTGAGTTTGTTTTTAATATCTGCATATCAGGAAAACCCTTGACATAGCCAGTCTTTTTAGCAAGTATAGCCTGTTTCATGGATGTTCTTATACCACCTAAACTGGCACAGTATCTTAGATTTGGGTATTGCAACTTAATGTATGTACAAAATGCTGACTGTACTGTTGCTTCTTTATTCATTGTAGGTTGTACCTTTGATTAGTTGGTACATGAGAGGTTGAGATACTTCATATTTACGAGCAAGTGCTGAAACTGATATACCCCCCCTATGGTACTCCCCCCTTATCCCCTCTGCTTCTTGGAAGGTAAACTTTCTTTTAGAATAACCACCACCTCTGTTATCCTTTCTATCTGATGTTCTTATTTTTCTTATTTTAGGCATAATTAAAATCTATCTGTTGTAAACCCATACTGATCTTCAACCTCTACATCTGTAATTGTAATTACTACTTTGTCTAACTTTTTTTTATGAAGATAACAAATTCTGTTTTGTATTTCTTCATCTTTCTCTATTGCTTTTATATTATCTGTAAGTGCAAATGTGTCTATAACACCATTCTTACCTCTACTGGCTTTACCTTTGGCTCTAATATTGTATTTTACAAATACTCTAAAGATTGGCTTTTGCATCTTCTATCTTCTCTAACTCAAATTCTAAATGAGCTATAGCTTTCTTTAAGCAATCTACTGGTGTGTCATGCTTGTGATAGCTTCGTAAGATGTAGGTTGTAGCAGTAGCTAAGTGATAAGGCAAATCAAAGTTATCACAAACTTTTCTTGCTTCATAACCATTCTTACCTTTGTAGTAGTCAGGTACTCTGTTGTCAGACTTAGCATCCATTGATCTAGTACCAGTAGGAAACAACCCACCAGTTCTTGTTATGTGTTTTTCTTCTATACCTAATTCTTCCTTACTCATTTTCATTTTAGGGTTTACTGTTGTTGATGTTGAGTTTCTATCAAACTCATAATAATATTTACTTTTTTCTGTCATTGTCTTTTTGTTTTTTGTTTAAATTATTTAGTAATTGCTCGTTCTCATATTGAGATAATTTGCTGTCAATATAAACTTTAACTACACCACATATAAAAACTCCTATTAAAAAATAAATCATATTACAAACATAATATTTTTTTTTAAACTTAATTTTTTACAAAATATAGTTATTAAGAATTATTTGTTAATTGTTTTATAAAGACTGGTGTTTTCTCTCCAACATAACTACCTGCAACATTATAATAAAAATGTTCTATAGCATCTATCTCAGACATACCTTCTGCCATTAAAACTTTTATACACAAAAATGTATCATAGATTGCTACTGGGTTTATGCCATCAGTAATTCCTATTAGAGCAGTTTCAAAACCATCTGCCAATAAGCATTCATTATCTTGTAATTCTAATTGTAATTCTTCTCTATCCATTTGTTAATTGTTTTGGTTCTGGTCTGTAATGTAATACTTTGCTAGGGTCAGCTCCTTGATCTACCTTTGACCTAGCATCCCATATTAACTCCTTATGCTTTCTTAACCACTTCATGTATGTTGGTACATTAAGATGTATAAAATCGCCATTGTGTTGTCCTCTTACACCTAAACTAAAAGCATTTTTAGCATCATCAAAATAAAAGTTTTTGTATACTCTTAATAAATCATCAGCTAAACTTTCAGCCAATACTTCTAATGTTTCTTCTTCTACGTTATGCTGTCCTAACTCTATGTAGGTTTTACTTAATATGTCAATTGATCCTATAACCAATTCTGCTTTTGTCATTGTTTTAATTAGTTTCATATTTCTTTTTTTAATTCCTCTATTTTATTTAAAATTCTATTTTTTAATGTAATACTATTATTAGAAGTAATTAGATTTTCTAATTCAATAATAAAATTTTCAATGTATGATTTTTCAATTTCTCGTATTATATCACTATCAATCGCTTTTCCACTTTTATATAATAATAAAGTTTCAATTAGTTTACTCGTATGATTCATATTTGTTTTTTAATTTTAATTTAACATTCATGTTTTTCTGTAAGTGTGAATGAATTTTACTCATACCCTTATCAATTTTTTTTCTGTTTCTCTCCCAATTTCTTATTGCAGCTTTCCAATCTTTCATCTTTGTCTTACCAACCATCCAACCTTTGCTCTGGTAAAAATCATAGAACTGTTCTGCATTAATTCCATTATCCCTTAAAAGACAATAATCTTTTATCTCAATAACTTTAGGTACAATAAAATTTTTCTTTTTTATTATTTTTTCTTTTATTATACTTGTATTATTAATACTTGTATTATTATCCTTAAAGTTTTCTTTAATACCCCCCTTTAAGTTTTCTTTAATACCCCCTTTAAGAATACTTATATACCTCTTATCAATTTCTTTACTACCCTCTTTATATGTGTAACTGGTTGATAGATAACCACTTGCAACTAATTCGCTTATCCACTTAGAGATAGTTACTTTACTCTTGTCATATAGATCAGCAAAATATTTATTAGTTGCAAAGCAAAAGCCATTCTCATTAGTAAGGCAAGTTATCTCGCCATACAGCAGTTTCGCATTAGCTGATAAATTTTTATCATATCTAACCTCAGCAGATATAATAGCATAGTAAGTTGGTTTCTGTTTCATAGTTTAAAAAAAGAGAGAGAAGGCAAAAACATTTAATCATATTGTAGGCAAAATTGCCAACCTTCCCTCTCTATATTATTTAAAATGGTAAGTCATCTTTAGTATCAGTATTGTCTACTGTTTCTTGTTTAGGTGGCTCGTATGTATTCTCATATGCATAGTGAGTAGCACCCTTCTCAGATGGTTCTTTTCTCTCGCATATTACAAGTGAACACCACCCTTTGTTTTCTATTGCTTTAAGCTCTTCCATTTTAAAGTTAGCTACAAGCATAGAGCCATATTTAGTTTTAATTTCTTTAATACTACTAGGCAAATAATTTTTCTCTTTTGTCATTTCTACGTTTTTTTAGGTTATATAATTTGGTTAATTCTAAATTGTTTACTCTGTTTTGTTTTTCCAGAGCATCAATCTTTTCATCTAAGGTTACACTTTCTATTCTACTTAAAATTTTCTTATACAGTTCTGAATCAAGCACATAGATTTTTTGGTAAAATTCTACTTGTCTGTAGTGATACAGTACAGATGCATGATGCAGATTTGTTATATCTCCAATCTCATGTAGTGTTAAATCAAATATTGTTTTAAGAACAAAAATATACATACGTTTAGCTTGTATAAAGTTTTTCCTTCTTGATCCTAAAAATATTTCATCTTCGGCAACATTAAATTTCTTTACTAATTCTTTAATTATTACTTCATGAAAGTAATGACTAAATTTTAATTTTGTTTTGTTTTCTTCGTTCATATTTATTATTTTAAATCGTATTCTATTATATCTATTACATCTTTTACACTCATATTAAAGTGTGTAGCAATAATATTCATGTGATAGTATCTAAGCAATGTTGTGTCAAGTATATATCTTCTGGCAGTTACCTCACTTACATCAAGTAAAAAAGAAAATTGTCTTGTAGACATTCCTTTAATCCTTAAAAATGCTTCAAACTCATTATGAGCTTCCCTGATATGTGAAAATTTATATTTCTTTGTCATCAAACATTCCGTTTCTAGCCATTAATTTGTATTGGTCTTTAGGGTCTGAAGGTACTTGGTTTTGTAATATATCTAAAATAATATCATCAGCTTCTTGTTCTGTAAAGTTTGCTAAATTATTTATGATATACGACTGTTCTTCTAAGGGTATTGCAGACCTGTGTAATCTGGTTTCAATGGTAGCCATTTGAAATAATGTTATCTCAGATGGCTTACCATCAAGAACCTCATCTAACCAATCATCGTTCACTAATCTACCATCTCATCTTGACCAAAGGCACCTTGCTCATAAAACCCTGCTATCTTAAGGACAACACGACTCATAGCTCTCTTCTCTGCCATAGCAACTGGAAACTTTTTTGCACCACCCATTAAATTATTATCAGATGCTTCACCAAAAGACATCATGTTAATTGGTTTATTATTTTTACCTTGCATTGATGCAGCAGCTCTAATAACAACATTAATATTGTCCTTCTTTAATTCTAACAATAAAGGTTCGTATGCGACAGTAATACCTTGTTTGCTTACAATTTTATCTATACCTGATCTTGTTATAATAACGAAACCTCTTGGGTCTTTATGCACATCTTCTTTTACTAAACCATTTTCTAAAAATAGTCTTGTTAGTGCTTCCTTTCTAGTTTCTTTAATTTGTGGTTCTTGATTTTCTGAATTGTTTTTTTTATTTCTACTCATTATATTTATTTTTAGTTAATAATAAGCAAAATTATAAAATTGAATTAGACTACCAAACTTTTTTAACAATATTTTAAAAATAATGTGTGATTCTTGCTACTTGACCACTATTCTTCTCATGTAAAAAGCCCTCTACAGCTTTAGGAACACCAGTAAAACCTTTGCGACTGTGCCAACTGTCTGTACCTGATGGACTTCTGAGATATTCTACAGTAACACCAACATAATCTTTAGCATCTAACCACTTGTGTTTTACTTTGTGATGCAAATGATGTAAGTAAAAATACCTATACTTAGTTTCTGCCCACATCTTAGGT